TAATGATGTTGGTACATATGCAAACTCATCAAGGAATATAATGTTATAAGAACCACCTCGAATCGCACTTGCAGATGTTGAAGCTGCAAGAATACTTGAACCATTTTCTAAATCTAAACTACCTTTGTTCCATGATACAACTCCTTGTTGTAACCACTTAGGTAAGTTTTCATATCCTAATTGTAATCTACCTAAGATATCTCTGGCAGTAGATGACTTGTTTGCAAGTATAGCGATGTTTACATTTTGATTAAATAAAACATAATGTAAAAGGTATGCAATAATTGTTGTTGACTTACCAGACTGTCTAGGAAGTTTACATATAGTAAAACGATTATCATGAAATGTTTGCACCATATCTTTTTGAAAATCATACATGTCAAAAGGCACAAGACCTTCATCAAGAGATACAATTTTCATATATGTTTGTATAAAGTAGATAGGGTCGCCCATACACTTTTGATATTCCTGTATCTGTTCTTTTGTAAACTCTACAGGAACATTTGTTTTCTTTAGGTTTGGATTACCTAGATATTGATTGACATCTGTTGCCATTTTTTAATTCTCTTACTTTTTTTCTTAATTTTGTTAATACTTCTTCATCACTTGGAAATGGTGAATCAAAAGCAGGTCTTAAACTAATTGGAACATCATCCATTCTATAAACTGTTCCACCAGTATTTATTCCATAAGTGCTAGTTTGTATGGAAACATGTGCAGCTTCACTCGTTGGTGTTTGTTTTGTGTCTATAGATATCAGTTTACATTTATCACTTGTGATATGTTCTATAGCAGGTTTCGGAAAGTTTGCAACAGGGTCACTTGCAATAATCACAGCAGCATCTGCTTCTTTTCTTGTAAGAGTATCAACTGTTGTAAACTCGCCAGGATTAAATCTTGGATAACCTTTACTAAAGTTAACACCAAAAGGATATCCTGTTTGCCAAGATACAACATTATCTGCACCTGTAACATTTCCATGTCCTCTAGCAGGTTTTGCAACGAAGTGAGTGAACTCATTTAAGTCTGTTGCAAGTGCCATCAAAGCACCTGAATTAAAATGTCTACCCCTAGTCATTGTCAAACCCATTCCAAAAAATATAACACCATAGTTACAGTTTTTCATTCTTTGAAATAAATCTTCTACAACTTCTTTTTCTATACCACAAATTTCTTTACAGTCATCTGGAATATCAAAACCTTTACATGCAGCTCTTAACATCCATAGTAATTCAAAATCTTTGCCAGGCTTTACTTGAAGTGCAATGTCAGCAACACCAGCAGTTTTAGTATGTCTTACATCTACAATAACAACTGTTCTATCATCTTTACCATTTGGTGTAAACATTCCTTTTGGTGTTACAGCATATCTTGCAAAATGTCTTGGGTGTGCCTCAGCAGGATTACCACCCCAATACATCACAAAGTCTGCTCTGTTTTTTACTTCACCCAAAGTCATACTTGGTTCACCGATATTTTGAAATGCCATACCAGAAGGACCATGACATACAGATGTTGTTGTATCAATCGTACCACCAACATCATCCATGATTGGAGCACATTGTCTTTGTGCCTCACAGATAGTATCACTCATACCATACAGTATTGGAAACTTTGCATCTAATAAAATTTTTGCAGTTTCATCAATTGCTTCATCAAGAGTAACTTCTTTACCATCAATTCTTGCAATCGGTTTATCTTCTATTACATGATTTAAAAACCACGACTTACCTAACACACAAGCATCTTTTGCTTTTGTGATTTTTTTATTATCCATATCAACTGTTAAAGTTATATCATCACAAACACATCCACAGAATGTGCATGTAGCATTTTCTACAATTTTTTCGTTAACTATTGGTGTGTTCATTATATTTTTTTGTTAATATATCTAACTATAGCGTATACCACTAAACCTAATATGATATACATAATACCATCAAACCATGAGATGTCATTTAATAAATCTGGTGTTATAAATCTTAAATCCATTATTTTTTCTTATCTCCTTTTAATAGTTTTTGTAATTCAGCAGTAGAACCAACATACAATGCATTGGTTACATTTTTGGGTGCGTTACTAGGAACTTCTTTTAATCGTTTCATTGAACTTTGTAGACGAGATAATTTTTCTGTTACTTCTGCAACTTGGGAAATAAGATTTCCTGCTACTTCATAACTTCTAGGGTGGTCGGATTGTTTTGCAACTTCTAGTATACCATCAATTGCATCTTGACCTCTTTCAATTAAATTATAAAAGTTTTCTCTTTGATATTTGTAATCACTATCAACATCATCAAGTTTATCATCTCTTTTAATTGTAAGAGTACTTGGTTTACCTTCAACAAGTTCTGCTGTTGTTTCTTCGATATCTAGAATTTCATCTAGGATATCTTTAGTTTTATTGCTCATAATATTTTAATCCTGATTCAGTTTATCTTCGCCAGATTCTTCATCATAATTTTTTGCATCTTGATAGAAAGATGTTGTTTCGTTAAATCCAAAATCGTCATCTGCATCTGCTGATGTTGGATTAGGTGTTGCAGTATACCTTTGTTCTCTTTTCGGAGCTGCACTTGGTAAGTCTGCGTATTGGTCAACTTGTACAGTCTTAATAACTTTACTAGATGTAACAGGACCATATAGATAAAACTTAGTAGTGAAATCTAAAGTATACATGATTGCTCTTCTTTCTGTATAATCACCACGATAACTATCTTCGTAGTTAATACTATTTAATACAATAGGTATATCTCTTGCAATACCCATTTCTTCCATATCTTTAATTGTTAAAGTATAATCTGGTTGGAAGTATGGAAGTATTTGTTCTACCATTTGTAATGCATCATCTGATTGTTTTGCCATTGCATATAATTGTATATTTAAATTATAAGGAACAGGCATAAACTGTGTATCTAATTTATTAGAATTACTTGCACTTGATTTTACTTTTTTAAATTTTTGTACACGATTTAATTTTCTAGCAGGGTCGTATGTTAGATTTTGTATTTCAAAACCTAGTCTTGGTAATGTAATGGCAACTTTACTATCTAGTCCAGCATCTTGGTCAAGTCTCGCCAACCATTTTTGCTTCGGCCCATACGCCAAAGGAACTTTCATAGATTGTGTAATTACACCACTATTGTTTTTACGAACCACATGAATATCATTGAATAGAGTACCAAACCCTACAATAATACTTCTAACAGTTTCGTGATAAAATTGTCTATTTCCTAACATTATGCACTTACTCCAGCGTCTCCAAATGGATTAGATTCTGAGAAATCTAAAACACTATTATCTAATTGGTCAAATAATTCATTTTGTGCAGTTTTATCTTGCACATAATCCCCTACTATATAGTCTTCTGTTAATAGATATGAATCATCACCTGAATCAGCATCATTTTCTAACAGTATACTTTCACCTACAGATGTTGAATCGTCTTCACCGATTATATTGTCACCATCTGTTTCTTCAAGTAATAAACCAAAATTACTTCTTGCATGTTGTATATTTATCTCCTCATTTTGAGCAGTTGATTGTTCTAATGTAAATTCAAAATCTCTTGTGTTTCTACTTAAATCATCTTCTATACCATCAATGGTTGAGATACCTGTATCAAGTGCTTCAGATGAATACTCAAATGATTTACAACTTAATTTATATACAGGATTATTATCTAATTGATGAAATGGTTCATCATGGTCTACAAAACTTATTTCAAATATCTTTTCTAATATAGGATGATAAACTAAATCACCTTCATAAGGTCTGTCTGAACTTACTGCATCTGTTTCTGTAAGTAAATAAAAATCACTACCAGATGTAACAGTTTCTAAAACAGAAGAATCACTTGATTGGTCAATTGTACCAGATTCTAAAAGTATAGAACCACCTGTTGTATCTGTGCCACTTTCTATTTGTAATTGTTTTGTTAAATCTTGAAATCTTTCTCGGTGTACAACTAAAGTTAATTCGTTTCTGTTTTCTAAACCAAACTGCGACATTAATTCTTTTTCACCTTGATACCCACCTTCTGCATTTTCCACATACATTTCAATAGGAACTTGTGTGGTAAATTTACTAAGTGAATCTTCACCTAATACATTATCAATGGCAACAGTTGTTCTGTCTATGTAATAAACATCATGACCATAAATTTGTATAGCTTCTTTTACTAAATCACTATACAGATTTTTCTCTGATGTAATAGCGGTGCTATTACTTGTATGGAACGCCTTATTGACTGCCATAAATTTATCCTATCATTCCCCAGATAGGGGTTTGAAATGCTTCTTCTTTGATGGCTTGTTCAAGTTTTTCTATGTCTTCTACTGCTTGAGTATAAATTTGTTCACCATTCATTGTTACCCCACCTAGTGTTGCTACGCCGTTAAACTTAGAGAGGTTTGCTCCCCATTGTCTTTTAATTAATGCAGTTGCATATCTTTTTAAATACATATCATCAAAGATATCTGTATATGTTGCTGGGTCTACTTTACGATAACACTCTATAATTATAAATTCATCTGGGGTCATTTCTTCCCAAGCCATATCTAAGTATAAACGATTTTGATGTTGATTAAAACGAATTGGAACTTCACCAACTAATATATGTTCTAATAAATCTAATTGTTTCATTGTCATCTCATAGTGAATTATGGATGTAGATGAAAAATCATATAAGTCATTTAATCTTAATTGATAACGAATATCAAACATACTATTTGTTTGAGCGTTACTAAAAGGAAATATCTGAACCACAGATAAAATTGAATCAGGTACTGGAATAAAATTTTTACCTTCTTCAAAACTTGCAGATACAGAACTATCTACCTTATCAGTTGCTGATGTAGTTGCATTAGTACGGCATCTATCTATAGTGTCTTGAGTAATTTTATGTTTTAAATACATTTTTTCAATACCATCATAGTGATATTGAGCAAAGTATTGTAATGCTTCATCTATTCTGTCGTCTATTTGGTCATCTGATACATTTATATCAATTACTCCAAAACCTAGAGCTCTTTTACAATATGATGCAAATGTTGATTTACTTGTTGGTATCGCCATATTCCATTCCTGTTTTACTAGTATTTATAAGAAAAATCTATCTAAATACTTAGTAAATAAGACTTGACAGAACATGTTGAGAGCTGGTATTATGTATTTTAATTAGATTTGAGATGAATATGAAAACTTGGAATGTATATTGTAGTGGTGAGATTCATACGAACTGGCGAAAGTTGTTGTCATCTATGGTAAAAGCTGAGCAATTACCTATTGAATTAACCTCTCCTAACTGTAATCACGAGGAATCTGATGCTGTTGGTGATATCCTTGACCCTATTTGTGAAGAATCTACACCAGAACCACCTATGCATTATGGTGAAAATGATAAAAGGTATTTTTTTAGAGGTGTTAAGTCTGCTAAAATCAATCAAACTAGAATACAATCTTTAATTAAAGAGTGTGATTTTGCAGTTGTTACTTTTGGAATAGGTGCTGAATTAGATTTTTATCGTCAATGGAATGTTGCTTTTGAAGCAGGTTGTTTATATGCAAACAATAAACCATATATTGTGGTACATCCAGAAAAACTTATACATCCATTAAAAGAGATTGATTCTCATGCTTTAGCATGGTGTCAAAATTATGAACAAGTTATATCGGTGGTGAAATCAATATGTCTGAAATAGAATTTAATCCAATAGAAGAAAGTGATATTAAACTTTCTGTAGAAGCAGAGATAAACGAAGTATATCCTTTTGTATATACAATAGTTAAAGAAGATTTTGGTATGAATTTTAGAAGTTCTGCAAAACTTTTTTCTGCACAAATGTTTGTAAGAGGAACTAATACATATGTTCAGTCTTACACAAAAATTGCTATGCCTGTTGTCATGGAAGATAATACTATTATAGTAAATAAAAAAGATGGTTATGATTTACCTATCAACTTTCCACATTTAATTTCATGGGTATACTGTGATAATAATAAATTTAATTTTCATGTAAATGAAAAAATAATTCCTTGTGAAAAGGGTGGTTTAATTTTTTATCCTAGTTGGTTAGAAAATACTAGAATTACAGTAGAGGGTAGATTTGATGTTGAAATGCAACAAGGTTGTTGCACCATACCATTGGAGCATATATGAATTACGGCAAAAACAAATACATTGTAGAAAGATATAATATTGGTGTAGAGGAAAACTTAAAAAAAATCTGTGTCAATAATATAGAACCTTTAATTGAATCAGAAATGCAAGACAAAGAAAATGCATTTAAAAAATATGGTATGACCAATTGGTTACTTTACAAAACTTATGGTGATGACTTTGAGGACTTTGTTGGAATGCTTTCACTTATTGCACAAAGATATAGTGAGAAACATTTTAAAAAACAAGTACAGGGTGAATTTTTTGTAAGTGAGTTGTGGGGTATAGTTTCAGAACCATCTGGACTTGCAACACCACACAATCATTGGCCTGGCATATTTACTTTTGTTTATCATTTAGAATTACCAGAAAATAATCCACCTTTAATATTTACTGATAGTGACTTGGAAATACAACCACAAGAAGGTGAGTTAATATTTTTCCCATCTTGGTTGAAACATGAAGTTCCAGAAAACCTAACAGGTGGTAATAGAATTTGTATTGCTGGTAACATTTATTATAATGAAAAAATGAAAGAGATAGGTGGAAGAACAGAAGGACTAGAACCTACTAGATATGATGATTGGGAAATGAAAGGAAGATGTATAGACTTCTAAATTGCACAAACCATTTGGTGAAGATTATTAACAGAGATACTTTGGAAGAAAGGATGTGAACTAACATCAATAGTTTTAGTTACACTAAACCCTTGACTTTCTAAAAATGTTTTTGAACCTGTATTTTTATCGTAACAGAATATACTTACTTTACTATAACTATTATCATGGGCGTATATTTTAACTTTATTTAATATTTGTGTTCCCATACCTTGACGAGTAAATGGTGGTTTAACAATGAATTGTTCTATGAGCCAAGCATCAGCAACTTTGTTATCAACATAGACTTGTACAAGTGCTTTTTTTTCATCATTAAAGTGATTTTCATAAAAGTCAATTTGATTAACATTATTGTGTGGTAGACAAATAGCAGCTCCAACAATTTTATCTTTGTGAGTTGCTTTGACAGAATTTGCAATTTTATAAAAATAACCATGATTATTATCATAATATGATGCATCAGTACTATATAAATCAAATCTATCATCATATACTCTTTGAGTTTCAGATGATGACATCCATTTTCCAAACTCGGTGATGCCAGTACTTGGTATTGGTAAATCACCAGATACATTAAATATGTCATCATAGTAATATTTGACTATACCCTCAGATGCTTCGTCAAAAAGTTGACTAGCTTCTAGACAATCGTCATCTGTACCAAAGTCTATGTCATAGGATAATTCGTTTTTAGATAAATATGTGGTCATGCAGTTATTTATAAGAGTTATGTACAGTCATATTGCTTGTATAGGTTTATTTGTACAAGATATGTACAGATTGACTATACCTGTTATGGTGTGTTATAGTATATGTAATCTGATAAATAATATCAGTAACTTGAAAATAAGTTAACTAACTAAAGGAGGCTTTTTATGTTCAAGAAATTAGCAGTAAATGCCCGATACTTTATTGCTCCACTATTAATACTTGCGACTTTGTTCGGTGTATTAGCAGGCGGTGCATGGGTATGGACAGGGGTATTCTTATTAGGTGTAGGTATCATCATTGATACTTTGTACACTAAACAAACTATGGGTGCTGGATTTGATGATGAAGGTGAACTAAATGCAAATCCATTGTTAATGAATTTAACAATGTATGCTATGTTACCTGTATTCATTGCCCTACAATGTGTACTTGCATATCAAATATACAATGGTATGGCAGGTGTTGAACTATTAGGTGCAGTTGTGTCATCTGGTATATTCGCTGGTATAGGAATTATCTATGGACACGAGTTAGCACATACTAAAGGATTTAGTTTCTTAATCGCTCGTTGGATGATGGCGTTAAGTGGTTCTTCACACTTCTGTTATGCACATGTATACAATCACCACTTAGAGTTAGGTTGTGAAAACGACCCAGCAACAGCTCCAAGAGGTAGAAGTTTATATGCACATTTACCTAAGTCATATTTTGGTCAGAGTAAATTCCTATACACAATGGAAAAACAAAGATTAAAAAGATTAGGTGTACCATTCCTATCATGGCAGAACAGATGGATTAGAGGTTATGCAATGTCATTACCAACAATCGCTTTATTCTGGTTCGCTGGTGCTTGGACAGGTATCGCATGTATGGCTATGTTGTGGTTAATCTCTAACTTTGAGTTAGAAGCATTAAACTACTTAGAGCACTATGGTTTAATCAGAGAAACAGGTTCGCCAATTGACTACAGACATTCGTGGGATAATTCTACAATGTTCACAAGTTGGTTCTTCATAGAAATAGGAAGACAGGCTGACCATCACGATAGAGGTGAAACACATTTCTGGGAATTAGATGAAGTGGGAGCACCAAATTGTGGCAATGGATATTTCACATTATTTGCATTAGCATTGATTCCACCACTTTTTCATAAGTACATGGAAAAACAATTAGCAAAATGGGATGACGAAGAAGCATCAGAAGGTGAATTAAAGATTGCAAAGGATATGAACGCAATAGCAGGATATTCGCAGTAAACAAGGTTGTAGAGTGGTCATACACGAGTTTTTACAAGGTAGTTGATACAATCACTAAGGAAGGTAACAAAACTTAATATTGACCACGCTAGACACCTTAGAATTGATTAGAGGGGGAAACCCCTCTTTTTTTTGTCTATTAATCACCATATCCTAGATTAATTGTTAATGCTAGTCTTTTTCCATTTGATTTGTAAACTTCATGCATAGATTGTGCTGGTATGAATATTATTTCTTGTTCGTGTATCTCATATTGTTGGTCATTTACAGTCCAATAGTTTGTTCCATAGATTTGTTTTTGTATAACATTGTATCCATGAGAATGTAAATCAAAACTAGGGTGTATGCCAGGCTTACCATTTCCAAAATAAAAGTTACCTCTAATATTACCTATCCCTGTTTTTGCAATTAGTTCCTTTTCTAATTCTCTTAGTTCTTCTGTTAAATCAAAAACATCTGCTATCACCATAGTAAATCCTTTGTCATAGAAAGATTTCATTTTATCAAAGTCAAGATATCCTGTTGTGTCATTAATGTAATTGTGTTTTTCTCCATACATTGAAATAACTTCAACAGTAGGTTGGTTCGCAGTTGGGTGTATAGCAGGCCATCTTCTTTTAATCTTCAATAGATTAAACATATCATCTTCGGTTATGTTAATTTTGAAGTTCTGTATAAACTTCATTAACTGTTTTTCTTTTTTTTGAAACATCATTTTATTCATAATACATTATCGCATAGTCTTTATATTTTTTTGCTGAGTTAACAACCAAACTATCATCAGTAGGAATTTTTTTTGGATTTATAATTACAGCAATTCTAGGTATGTCTTGTGGTTTCTTTTCTGTATAAGTTGCATGTGCAGAGCGATGATTGTTAAGAAAAAAACATTGATTAGGTTTAATCATTTTACATTTATATTCTTTTTTTTGTAAAAGACTGTCATCCCAATCATCATGTGTTTCAGATATGTATCTAAAATTATCACATGGTTCTTTTGTTTTTCTTAAAAGTAAAGAATCTTCATCAAAGTTTTCATAATTTAAATACATTCTATAACCTGCTTTATCACCATCATTATGCCAAAATCCATATCCTGTAACATCATTATTCATAGGTAGTAATAATATAGATTCTAATTCATCTTCTTTTAAACTAAATGCTTCGTGCATATACTTTGATAACTCTGGAAACTTTTTATCAAAATCATTTAACCACCCACCATACTCATCCCAATATGCAAAAACTAATCGCCAAGGATATTTGTAACCAACTTCTTGAGCCGCCATTCCACGACTACATAAATCTTTTACACATTCTTGTAATTCATCTGTATTTTTAATTATCCATTGTTTAACTTCCTCAACAGAATACTCTGGTGGTTCTGGTACATCTAGTGGTGTGTAACAAATATCAATTGATTTCATTATTTTACAAAGTCGGAATTCAATCCTAACATAGGTCTACTGTCAATATACAAGTTTTCGTTTTCTTCTTTTCTTTCTACCCAATGTAAAAAGACTTGTGCATGGTGTACACCTCTAAAAGGTTCTCTCCAATGTTCTACTTTAGTTCCTTGATACACACACATTTGCCCTGGCAACAATTGTATTGGTGTTCCCTTAGTTCCTTTTCTTCCACTTACATCACCAAAGAATATAGGCCAACAATAAGTTTCTTTTTCTTTATCACTCATATTGTGTAACTCATAACCTAAAGTTAAAGTCGCACTTACATCACATTCACTTTTATCATTGTGTCTATCCATTGAAGTTTCATGTTCATACAGTCTTGCCCAACTGTATGTTGGCATAAGTTTCTTACCAACGATTTCTTCAATCATAGGTGTTGCTAAACTTAGTACAGTTTCAATTACACCATCAGCATACTTATTCCAAACAGGTTTATTTAAACAACCACCAGCATTATCAAAGTGACCATAGTGTTGTTTTTCATCATCATATAAATCTGGTTCATTCACTTGAGCATATTTTGCTCTTCTTGCTGACATCATTACATGATGAAACAAAATCAAACTTGTTTCATACTCAATGAATTTGTCAAGAACAACATAACCATTTTTATTATATATTTCATTTTCTTGTTTTCTAATTGCCATCATTATCTCCAAGGCTGTCCTAGTACCCATAACACTAACGAGTATCGTGTGCCACGAGTGATTGGGGTTATTGTGTGCGACATAAAAGAAGGAAAAAACACAATAGAACCCTTTCTATTTATCTCCTCTATTTCCATGATATCTATTCCAGAATCATGTGTCTTACTTAAATCAAACTTTAACTTACCACCATCATATTCTTTGGGGTCAGTTAAATTCATTGTCATACTAATCTTTCTAACTCTACCTTCAAAAGTTGGGTCATCTGTACATGGGTTTGGTAAATCTTTATTGTCTTTCAGATATTTTCCATAATGGTCTGAACCACCATCATTGTGCCAATTATATAATCCATCTTTAGTATATCTTGTAAACTGAAAACCTTCTGCCCATTCAATATCCCAATTCCAACCAGATTCTCTATTTGCTTCTAGAAGATATGGCCATACCATATCATATATCCATTGGTCATTGAACCATGCAACTTCACAATCTCTAGCATAATATTCATTATCAGTTTCTAATTGTTCTTTTGGTGTTAATTCTTTTGCACTAATTCTTTCATCTTCTTTCTTTTCAGTACCACCACTAGTTGTTCCAGAAGCATTATTACCATTTTTTTTAATTTGTTTTATTCTTTTATTACCCATCTGAATAATCTTATCACACATATCATGTGGGATTACTTCTTTAAACCAATAGTATTGATAATGTAAATTCATAATCCTAAACCACCATCAATATAAGTTGTGTGTCCTGTCATAAAACTTGATTCATCTGAACATAAAAAATTTACTAAGTTTGCAATATCATCTGGCATACCAACTTTTCTTAATGGTGTCATAGATATAATCTCTGGCTCATACCCTTCGTCTCTCCATATCTTTGTCATATCAGTTCTAGTATATCCAGGCGATATTGCATGTACTCTTATATTATATTCACCAAGTTCTTTGGCAAGAGAATTAGTAAATCCAACAACTGCTGATTTAGATGCAGAGTATGGGGATTGAAACGATTCACCTTTATGAAAAATTGATGACATATTTACAATAACACCATACTTGTTTTCTTTCATACTAGGAACAACTTCTCTTACTAGTAAAAACATAGATTTTAAATTACAATCAAATGTATAATCCCAATCACGAGTAGTTGTATCTTCAATGTTCTTATTGAGTAAACAAAACCCAGCACAATTAATTAAGATATCTGGTTTGTCTATCTTAGAAAGTTCTTCTTTTATCTGTTCCTCATTAGTTAAATCTATAACAATACATTCACCATCAAATTTATGTTTATCTTCTTCTGTCATAGAAACACCAATGACATTCCCACCACTTTCTTTTAATTTATTTGCAATCGCATTACCGATACCACTTGTCGCACCTGTAACTAATATTGTTTTTCCTATTAAATTAGACATTAAGTTTTCCTGACATTTTAAATGCTAAACTGAATCTCATAAAACCTTTATTTAAATGATGTTCTGCTTTATGTGGAATGTTAGCAGGGAAAACCACCATACGATTTCTAACATAAGGTATTGTATTAACTTCTTCACCATCTTTAAACATTGTTCCACCTAACCATTTTTCATTCCACTCTTGTAGATAAAGTAACATAGTTACACTACACCAACCATTTCCATTATCACCTTCGTCTGTGTGCCAACGACCACCATTATGTTTCCCATAGTTGTGTGCGTTTGCATATGCTCTAGTTACACTAGGTGTTTCTTGAAATAATTGTTTACCATTATATGTGGTTATAACATCTGATATAAAATTAATAACATTATGTTCACCAAAGATATTATCTGTTGCAAAAAAATTATTTTTATCTGGGGTACTAGATGAATGTGGATAATACGGCAACTCTTGAATATAGTTATCCAGATAATTTAACATCTGTAAATCAAAAACATTATCGTATACTTTTATTAGTTTGTTCATGCACTACCTTCCCAATTATAAAAATGTGTTATAGTATGTCTACCCAAACCTTGATTTTTTTCACCACTCATTTTAACAGGACTTACTGAATGTGTGTAGTAACTAGGAAACATAATCATACGATTGTTCTTCATGGGTATTGTAACATTTGCTTGTGGTAGATTAAACTGTCCACCTTTAAATTGCTTTGGTTCTTTAAAAACCCATATCAAACAAGTAAACATCATACTATCAATATGTGGTTTATAGTAGTCACCATCTTCATAATAAGATACCATAGTACCATCTGTATTCGTACCAGCAAAGCTTTCATAATGTATGGGTAAATGTTTTTTTATTAAGTCGTGAAACTCTGGTGACCTTTGTTTATATCTACATCTTAAAATATGTGAGTAGTGATATCCCTTACTGTTTTGAGAATACACATCCCAAAGATGAAATCTAAATGCACTACTTCTCGATAAACCGCCTGGCTCTCTAGCAACAGGTGTTTCTTTATCTTCTGTTCTTACTTGATGATGGTCAGGACAAGATTGATAAAAATCTAATTCTTTCCATACTCCCTCTAGTTCTTCTGGGTTGTACCATTTGTCAATGAGTAGATAAGGGAAAGTTTCATCATTTGTTCCTGTTACTTTCCAATAATTTTTCACATCAGTACTATTTAAATCATTTAATACTTTTATCA